GGAATGATGTTTGCGGCAAGCGTTTAACAAGCTGCAAGCTACGATTCGGGAACACTTCACGTTTACCTTTTGGCGGCTTCCCAGGCCTGACCGATTCAATGGGTTAATTATGCTTTCTTCTTTTAGTAATCCGATTACAAGCGAGCAGCAAGCCAAGATTCGGGAGCGAGCAGAAGCAGCGCACCCTGTTGAAGCATGTGGGTTTGTCTTGAACAATGGAGATATTGTTGAATGCACCAATGTTTCTAGCGGCAAAAATAGTTTTAAAATCAGCGCGGAAGAAACTGCTTTGTATCTTGATGATGCGGCAGCGTCCTGGCATAGCCACATTGATTTTGGCTCTGTGAGCTTTGCAGACATCAACGCATCTAAAGCTTTAGCCTTGCCTTACGCCGTATTTAATTGTGCTGGCACAGAGCATTTCTACTTTGACCCAAGCCAGTCGGTAGGCTTGCTGGAACGGCCTTGGCTGTATGGCGGTTATGACTGTTATTCAGCAGTGCGTGATTGGTATAGCCAAGAGATGGGCGTTGATATGGGCGACTACGAGCGCTTGTACGAGGGCGAATGGGCACAGCGTGGATTCACCCACTTTGAAGACAACTTTGCCGCTGAAGGTTTTGTGCGGATCCCCCCGTCAGTGCCGTTGGAGCGGGGCGACGTGTTCTTGATGAAGATTAAAAACGACGATGCTTGCAACCATGTCGCAGTGCTGGAAGACCCAGAGGCCAACCAGATTTACCAGCATTTAGTAGGCCGCAAGTCTGAGGTGATGTCCTACAGCGGCTATTTCCGCGATAATACGGCCATGGTCGTTCGACGCATTGCCTAATGGTTACGATCCGATTGGTTGGTGAAGCTGGACGCAGGTTTGGCCGCAAGTTTCAGTTAGCGATCAAGACGCCTGCAGAAGGCCTGCGAGCTTTGATGCTGCAGATCCCTGGCCTGCGGGAATACTTGCTGGAATCGGGTGACAAGGGTGTCGCTTGGAAGGTGATAACTGATTACGCGCAAGACGGCATTGATGAAGAGCAGCTGCTGTGGCCAATTAGTGAACGGCTTGTTCTTGCGCCAGTTCCTGTTGGTCGTGGCGGTGTCGGCAAGATTGTGGCTGGTGTGGCGTTGGTTGCTGCAGCAATCTTGTTTGCGCCTGCAGGTGCTTTTTTGGGATTAGGCGGTGGCCTCGCTGGTGGGTTTTTAGGGTTCGCTGGAGCAACTGCAGTTGGCTCAATTGGCCTATCAATGATTTTTGGTGGCGTGGCAGAGCTTCTAACGCCAACGCCTAAAATGCCGAATGTGCCTAAAATTGGCGGCTCAAGCTCAACTGCGGGTCGCAGCGAGGTTCAACAGTTAAATTCATTTACGTTTGACAAGTCAAACGCCAACACAGTCCAAGGTGACGTTGTGCCGGTGCTGTATGGGGAACGTATCATTGGTGCATTGCCTGTCCTTTCGTTCGGCCTTGAGCTGCAAAATCATCTGTAATGGACAGTGACATTCAGGATAAAAAAGTAGAGGTCAGTGGAGCCGGTGGAGGCGGCGGAGGTCGATCGAGGCCGCCACAAACCACTGTCGTCAATCAGACAATTGTTCAAGCCCCTAAGGCGCGCCAACCAGTAGAGGCAGCTAACAATCTTTTTTCGGTTGCATTTGCTAAAACTGTTTACGCGTTATCTGAAGGTGAAGTAGAGGGGTTCCCAAACGGTATTGAAAAAGATGTTTATTTAGATGGCGTCCCAATCCGCAACCCCGACAATACAGCAAATTTTGAAGGTTTTATACTTGACCATCGTGACGGGGATGATGCAACTCAAACTCCGATCTCAGGTTTTAATCAGGTAGAAAATACTGTCGCAGTAAATGTTGCAGTCACAAAAGCCAGTGGGGCGATTAGCCGATCAATTACTGATACAGATATTGAGCGTGCAAGGATTATTATTTCGCACCCTGCACTGCAAACTCAAAATCAAACAAATGGTGACATTAGCGGCACTTCGGTAAGCTACAAGATTGAAGTCAATTCGAATGGCGGAGCGTTTACTACGGTTAGCACGCCAACTGTCTCAGGTAAATCAAATAGCGAATTTCAAAGGGCGTATGAGTTTGACCTGCCTGGAACGGGGCCTTGGGTTTTGCGTGTCTCCCGCGTAACCGCAGACAGCACTTCTGCTTTCATTCAAAACGCTTTTTCTTGGCAAAGTTACGTTGAAATTATTGATGAAAAATTTGCTTACCCAAACACAGCATGTGTTGCGTTAAAAGTTGACGCCAGGCAATTTAATACTATTCCTGACGTATCCGTAAAGCTGCGAGGCAAGCGCGTTCAGGTGCCTACAAATTACGATGCGGCGACCCGAACTTACACGGGGCTGTGGGACGGGACTTTCCAGATGGCATGGACAGATAATCCTGCTTGGATCTTTAGAGATATTGTTTTAAACGAAAGATTTGGCGTTAAACGTTACGCGAAGTCGCTTAGCATTGACCCTTGGTATCTTTACACAATTAGCCAGTATTGCGATGAACTTGTGCCTAACGGTGCAGGGGGATCTGAGCCACGTTTTACGTGCAATGTTTATTTGCAAAATCCAGGTGGCGTGTATGACGTGCTCAACGCGTTGGCCTCTTGTTTCCGAGGTTTAATTTATTACAGCGAAGGTGAGTTGTATTTAACTCAAGACCGTTTGCAAGATCCTGTTCAGCAATTTAGCGAAGCAAACGTTATTCAGGACGTTGCAGAAAACGGTGAGGTGTCTTCACCTTGTTTCTCTTACACGGGCTCCGCTCGCGCAGCGCGTAAAACTGTCGTGCTTGCGAACTGGGACGATCCTAATCAGGTTTACAGTTCAGTTACTGAGTACCAGCAGGACGATGAAATGCTGGAAAAACTTGGATATAACCCTGTTGATCTTCGCTTGATTGGCGTCACTTCTCGCGGCCAAGCTTTGCGAGCTGCCAAACATACGTTGTTCAGCGATCGATACGAAACAGAAAAAGTAAGCTTTCGGATTGGAGCGGAAGGTTTGGCCGCTGGCGTTGGGGAGGTCATACAAATTGCTGATCCTCTCAAGCAAGGCCAGCGCTTAGGCGGTCGAATACGTGCTGTTGATGGAGACGAGATTACGATTGACGCACCGCTAACGCTGCAGTCTGGAACTGCGTACACGCTGACTCTTGTGGTGGTAGACGGTGAAACTTTGACAAATGCAGATGGCACAAAAACTGTTCGGCCAAAGCTAGAGGCCGTTAACATTTTAAGTTCAACAGTTGATGAGAATGACGGTTCAACCACGATTAAGGTTAGCAGCGCGGTAGCTACGCAAGCAGGCGCTTTGTGGGTTCTTGAATGGTCTGCAATGCAAGCCGCTCTCTACAGGATTATTTCAATCACTGAAACAGAGCCTTTAATCTATCAAGTTGAGGCAATCCAATATAACAACAGTAAATATGGATACGTTGACAATGATTTGCCAATTGCTATTCCTAAAGATCGATTTCAGGTTAGGGAAGCAGCCGTGCCAACTAACCTTGACGCAGATCTTGACTATTCAAATGGTCAAACTTCAATTCTTGCGACGTGGAGAGCGCCTCAAGCTAATGGCGCAGATGATTTATTGATAAGAGGTTACAGGTATCAATGGCGCAAAATCAACGACACTGAATGGCATGATGTTGTTGACGTGCAAGGAACAGTTGCTGAGATCCCGCTTCAAAATCACGTTTTTGGCAACAAGTATGAGGTGCGTGTTGCTTCTGTTAACCGCTTAGGCAGTCAATCAGATTGGGTTGTCTATGAAGTCGAAAACTTCCCCCCTATTCCTGATTTGAGTGACGTGGCTTTTGGGGCAACACTTACTCACGCAAGTCAGCCTGACGGGACGCACCTGCTGATTGTTGACTCTGGAACGTGCCCGATCCCTGAGCGTATTAACGGTTATCGCTGCTGGGTAAAGCCGCGCACTTTAACCACTGGAGAGATCCCAGGTGTCAAGCCTCCGAATGAAGAGGGTTGGTATTTCTTGGCGGACATTCCGCTTACCGGCTATTACACCCAAGCGTTCCATGCGCCAGACACTTATGACGTGCGTGTTAATTTTACCAGCGCAATTTTTGGGGAAGAGCCGACAAATTACATTTTTGATCTAGTCGAGCGCGATGAGATTGCCCCGCCAACTCCGAGCAATTTTGGGGTTGTTGAAAATCAAAACAGCAGTGGCAAGCGCTTTAGCTGGCAGTTGCCATTAAGCATTTACGGGAGCTGGGACCAAAGTGTAGTCGCAGACGTTATCGCTTATCAGGTCAGATTTAAGAAAGGACCGTTGGCAACAAATATAATTGAATTTGATGTTGCGACTGATTTAATTTCAATTAAGACAGGCACCGTTGTCGGCACAAGTCAATCAACACTTACTTACGGTTGGTGAAGAGATAAAATTTGCCGCTTCTACCGGAACTTTGCCTACAGGAATTGTAGCCGGAACTACCTACTTTGTGGCGGCAGATGGTTTTTCAAGTGTAGCTTTCAAGGTAAGCGCGACACAGGACGGTGCCCCGATTAACCTGAGCGGCACTGCAAATGGCAAATACAACGTAGCTGGTCCTGCTGCAATTAAAAAACGCCTTGATTTGCAGGCATCTTGGTTTGCAGGCATTGAACTTGCTTCAGGCGGATTGCCTGCCCAGCAGCAATGGTTTGAAACAAGTTTGTTTGATACAGATACTTGGACTGTCATGGTAAAAGCAGTTGACGCAACTCAATGGCGTTCTGACATTCCTGCTTTTGTGCTAGTTAACATTGGTGCGCCACCTGTAAGCAACGCGGTCCAGACTGTTAACGCAAAAACACAAGGCCCAGGTAATTGGCCAGGTGTTAAAGATAATTGCGAAGTTAGCGGCGGCAATCTTGTCCAAATCAACCCTGAATTGGACAGTATTTTTACTTGGAATTTTGACAACAACAATCTAGAAAGCGCACTTCTGTTTAACACAACTTCGACTTCAACTTATCAGCATCAATTAGTTGCTTTGACCGGCAACCCTTTGTTTATAGACCAAGAAGACGACGCAGACATGTTTATTGAAGATAAACCGCTTACTATTGATGTTGCAAACAACAATTTTTCTTTAACCCGAAATGGTTCTGTTATTGATCATGGCCTAGTTTTAAATGACACCTTTGAATTTATTGTAATTAGCGGTTCATTACCAACAGGTATTTCGGTTAGCACCACTTACCATGTTGTTTCTACGGATTTGACTGCAACGACTTTTAGGATTGCTGCCACTCAAGGAGGCACAGCCATTGAGTTAAGTGGTTCTGCGAGCGGCACCTATGCAGCAAGAGGGTTCCAGCTTTTGGCTGAGCAACGATTTTATTCAGATCAAGAGCTAGCAAATGGTGGTGTTGTTCACCCTTATGCACCGTTTGAAAAATTGCTTGGCGACGTTTACCGCGTGGTAACAACCTTTAAGAGCCCAGATGGTGGAACGGAGATTGGCAATATCACTGAACTCACAGCGCAGCTGGACTATCCAGACGTAGTGGAGAAGCAGAACGACGTGGCGATTTCCAACGTGGCATCTGGAACGGTTATCAACCTCGCCAAGACGTTCAGGCAGATCAAAAGCGTAACCATTACCGCGCTGCAGACGACAACAAACCCAAATGTAGTGACCGCTGTGGTTAGGGCAAAAAGCACCAGCTCGGTTACGATTAGTTGTCTGAACTCAAGCGGCAACCCTGTTGCTGGTGAGGTTGACATTTTGGTGATTGGTTTCTAATGGCTGACGCACGCATTTCCCAGCTGCCCTCGGCTAGCACGATTTCAGCTAATGACGTGCTCCCGTTTACCAGCATTAGCGCAAGCGAAACACGGCGAATTACAGCTAACAGCCTTGGCTTGGTCCTTACCCAACTGGGGCTGACTGTTGGGTCGAGTGCGCCGACAAGCCCAGCACCCTATAACGGGCAGCTCTGGGTGGACACAAGCACTAATCCGCCAGTCTTGAAGGTTTATAACGGCGCATCATTTACGATTGTCAGTTTTTTACCAGGTTCTTCGGTCGCCACCAGTCCCTCTAACAGCGCTCCAACGTCGCCTGTTGCCGGTCAACTTTGGTTTGATACAAGCCAAAACCCTGACGAGTTGAAAATCTATGACGGTGCGAATTTTGTTCGCGTTGACCCTCAAGGCATTACGCAAACCGCTGGTGATGCAAGGTATCTGCAGCTTGATTCAGCTTCAGGCTCGCCAACCAGTGCCGCTTCATATTTGCAATTAGCCGGTGGGACGTTGACGGGCAACTTGACGCTTGTGGGTGATCCAAGTTCCAACAATATGGCGTCAAACAAAAAATATGTTGACGACAGCATTGCGGCGATTCCTGCAGCAACAGACCTGACGCCTGCAGGCACAATCATTTATTCAGCAAGGTCAACTCCCCCAACTGGATATTTGGCAGCTGATGGCGCAGCAATCAGCCGAACAACCTTTTCTGCGTTATTTGCAGCGATTGGAACAACTTATGGCAATGGCAACGGATCAACGACTTTTAATGTTCCGGACTTGCGCGGTGAGTTTATTCGCGGGCT